ATCAACAAAATAAACATGCGTTAATTGATAAGATGGAACGCATTGATCTTATTCTTGATGAATATGAATCTAATATTGGACTGTCCACTTATCATGAAGAGTTTTTAAATTCAAATACTGCTTATGCATATATGAATATGTCTAGGGATCAAATTGAAAAAATGGATATTCATGGTTGTGCTGAAGCGGCATATATTCTTGGTAGTTTATCATTTCATATTCAGAGATCTATTAATAGAGAAACAGCAAGATTAAATTGGGCTAAGGCAACAATAAAAGAAATCATTTGTAAAAGTGCTGGTCAATATACTGGTACATGGGGCAATCAAGATATGCAGGCAACATTAGATAATGATGCAAGTAGAAAGCTACATGAAATACAAAAGTATTGTCAACAACGTATAGATAGATTAACATATTTAGCAACTTCAATTAAGAATATGTCCGATCTATTCATTAACCTTCAACGTGCAAAGGTAGCAAGTAATGGATAAATCAGATTTAAAAGCGTTATTAAGTGAACTCCTTGAGGAAGTACTAGAAGAAAAGCTAGAACAAATTACAACTAAGCATGAAAGAAAAGCAGAAAAGAAAACTAAATATAGAAGACGTAAACAACAAGAGAATAACAAATCTTCAAATACAAATGCTAAAAATAGTTTTGATGTAGAGTCTTTAGGACTCAGTGCTGCTGAAAAAAAAGAATTAGCACAGGCTTCAAAATCAGATAAGGCAAATAATGTCCATATGAAAAAAGAGAAGTTGACAAATCGTAGGCCGTCTGGTAAAATTGAGGTTCGATGCCGAAGCTGTGGCAAGACTGAAAAAGTCTCTCCATTGCTGGTTTATAAAGATGAAGATGGTTATAGATATAAGTGCAATAGATGTTCATGCAGTGCAGGATAACGGTTATCAAGTTTAGATTTCGGACCCGTTCCTACCTTAAAACTTGATGAGGCTCAAAACGGGCATTTTTATTTGGAGGTTTTATATGCCTTTTCAAGATGTAGCAGCAGAGCGAGCAATACTTGCTGGTGTATGTAGATATGGTATTGATGCATATTATGATGTTGCAGATTTAGTTGAACCTAATAGTTTTACATTAGATTCTAATCAAATTATTTATTCATGCCTAAAGCATATCTTTACTGTAGAAGAAAAAACTACAGTAGATTTAGCATCTATTCTTTCTGCGGCAAGAGCCATAGGAGTATCTGAATTTCTATCTAGTAAAACAGAACAACAACATTTAGCAAGTATCATTAAGTTTCCGGTTGATAGTAAAAACATTAGAGGTTTCGCACAAATTGTGTGTAAGCTAGATATTGCTAAGAAGATTTATGATCAACTAGAAATTACTAGAGAAAAATATCTACATTTAAAAGGTCATGAGCCAGTATCACATATACTAGGAATCGCTGAAGAATCTATCTTTGATTTTATGTCATTACTAAATGGTGGCGATGAAAATCCAAAAAGACTTTTTGAACACATTGAAGAACATCTAAGTGATCTGGCAGATAACAAAACTGATCAGGTTGGAATAGGAACTGGTTTTCCACGATATGATTTTGCTATTGGTGGTGGATTAAGAAGAGGAACTGTTAATGTAATTGGGGCTAGGCCAAAAACTGGGAAAACATTATTGGCTCAAAATATGGGGATGAACATTGCTAAGAAAGGAATTCCAGTATTAGATCTAGATACTGAAATGATGTTTAATGATTTTCTTAATCGTACTATTGCATCAGAATCACAGGTAAGTATTAATGATATTGAGTCTGGTAAGTTTGATAGCAATGCACTGTCTAAGAATAAAGTTTATAATAAAACACAAGCAGTAAAGGGAGTTCCTTATTATCATATTAATATTGGTGGTAAGCCATTTGAAGATCAATTAGCTATTATGAGAAGATGGCTAGCTCGTCATGTTGGACTACGTCCAGATGGAACAGCTAAAGAATGTGTAATCATTTATGACTACTTGAAATTAATGAATAGTGCAGATATTAAAGATGTTGCGGAATTTCAAGCTCTTGGATTCATGATGACTGCACTACATAACTTTGCATTGAAATATCGTGTTCCAATTTTATCGTTTATTCAATTAAATCGTGATGGTATTACCAAGGAGAGTACAGATGCAGCTTCAGGTTCTGATAGAATTATTTGGTTATGCAGTAACTTCACTATTTATAAGGTTAAATCTGATGAGGAGATCGCACAGGATGGTGCAGAAAATGGAAACAGGAAATTGGTTCCTATTATTGCTCGCCATGGTCAAGGCTTAGAAGATAAGGACTATATTAATGTGAAAATGCAGGGACAATATGCACATTTACAAGAAGGCTTAACTGCTAAAGAATTAGAAGATGGTGGTAGTTATGTTGATGACGAAGAAGAGTTCCAAAATGAGACAGAAGACGTTCCGTTCTAATGAATATAAAGATCCCGCAAAGCTTGAACAACTATGCTGGGATGCGGTAGAATTTATAGATGTTATTTACGATCATTTTAATATTAATATTAAGTATAGAAATGATCAACTAATCAAATCAGCATGTCCAGTGCATGGTGGTGATAATTCTGTTGCATGTAATTTCTATCCTTCTGGAGATCATGTTGTCCATTGGAAATGTAGGACACATAGTTGCGAAGATCATTTTGGTAAGAATATGATCGGATTTATTAGAGGATGTATATCAAGATCTAAATATGAATGGGAACATAAGGGTGATAAAGAAGCTACCTTTGCTGAAGCTGTAGATTTCTTACTCGAAATCACTGGACAAAAATTTAGCGATATCAAAGAGAAAGATAATTCTATTTTAGAAATGTCTAGATTTAATACTATGGTATGGACTATGTTTGGTGATAGTGAAGATGGTCCAATCTCAAGTATTACTAGAGAGTTTTATCGAGAACACACAAAAATTCCTGCCCAATATTATCTAGATCGCGGATATTCATATGAAGTACTAAATAAATATGATGTTGGATTCTGTGATAAAGAAGGTAAGCAAATGTATAATAGGTGTATTGTTCCTATTTACAATCAGGATATGACCTCTATTGTAGGATTCAGTGGTAGAAGTATTTTCGGCCAATGCGAAAAATGCAAGTTCTATCATGACCCAGAAGATCGTTGCAAGTTTTTTCCAAAATGGAGACACTCTAAGGGGTTCCAGAAAGAAAAATGGTTGTATAATTATTGGTATGCTAAAGATCATGTCAAAGATAGTGGGGCAGCTATTTTGGTAGAATCACCAGGAAATGTATGGAGATTAGAAGAAGCAGGCATTCATAATTCAGTTGCAATTTTTGGAACAGCACTTAATCAATCACAAAAGGATCTATTAGATAGTTTAGGTGCCATGTCATTAATTATACTTATGGATAATGATGATGCTGGAGAAAGTGCCGCTGCTAAAATAATACATGCGTGCTCTAATCAATATAGAATTTATAAACCAACTATCAATAAAAATGATATTGGAGATATGACACAGGAAGATATTCGTAATTTAATTTTACCATATGTTTTAGAAGCTAAGGAATATTACAAATGACTAAGATCATAGGATTTGCTGGTAAAAAGCAAAGTGGTAAAAATACATGTTGTAATTTTTTATTAATGTTAAAGCTTTATGAAAATGGAATTTGTAGAAAAGCTAGTCTAGATGATCATGGAAATATTTTAGTATCCGATATTTTTGGGGAGACGGTATCTGGTTCAGAATGGATACCTCTAACAGAAGAATATGTTGACATTAGCCAATTACTAAGAAGTTTTTATCCATGCAAGATTTATGCTTTTGCAGACACATTAAAAGAATTTGCAGTAAATGTATTAGGACTGGAGTATAGGCAGGTATATGGAACTGATGCAGATAAGAATTCTCCTACTCATTTAAGATGGGAAAATATGCCAACAGACTGCATAGGTTTAAGCGGTCCAATGACTGCTAGAGAAGTTCTACAATATTTTGGTTCTGACATTTGTAGAAAGATGTATGAAAATATTTGGTTTGATGCTTGTATTCGTAAGATTAGAAAAGATGCACCAGAACTAGCACTAATTTCTGATGTAAGATTTCCAAATGAAATTACTGGTATCCAAAAAGAAGGTGGTATTGTATTTGGATTACCAAGAGATATTTATAACAACTCAGATGCTCATAGTAGCGAACAAGTAGATTTGTCGTTATGTAATTATTTATTACCAGAAGCAGATATTGATACAACAACAAAGGAATTATACAAACTAGTTACTAATAATCAGATTCACTCGTTTAGGGCTAAGGTAAGCTAATGGGAATTCCAATCGTATACTTTCGTAGCAGTTCTTTTAACTGTCATAGATTTTGTCCTCAACAATATCTTATTGAATATTATCTTGGATGGAGG